CTCTATTAGATGCTTTACGTTCTGTCAAACCTAGAATGTGAGCTATCTCAATAATACCATGATTAAACCAGCAGAATAACTTCATACATTTTGCCATTGGTTTTCCAATTTGTTCATCACAATCTTTAACTGCCATAGCAGCTCCAAGAGATGATGTTATAAAATCTGTATTAGTACCATCTACTTTATCTTTTAAGTAGTTGCCTGTACTTCCACCCATAAGTTCACACATAAGTCTATAACGTGAGCCTGCCTCATATTCTTCCATAGAAATAAGTTTTCGGTGAAACATATACATTAGTCTAGATTCTCTAATGTTAAGCCATACTTTTTTCTTATCACGTATGGTGGATATTAATTCAGGTTTTTCAATCTGACGCATAATTCCTTTTATAATCTTTTATTGCTTTATCAACAAAAGACTTAAAATTACTATTATTTTTATAAAAAGAATTGAGTCTATGGACTCTATTCATATTACATGAATGAAGACGAGCAATAGTGCTCTTACACCCGTACACTTGTGTAGGGTGTAATAGCCAACATAATAAAATAGATAAATTATACATTTTATATTGTTCGCTATTTTTTATACTACTTTTACCTTTTAACATATTAATAGGTATGTTATAGGTATCACTAATAAACTTTTGAATATTAATAACCATAAGGAGA